TTACTAAATTGCACTTCTACAGCACAATCTTGTGCGTTGCTTCCATTAAAAAGCTTCCATACACCCCAACCCATAGAAACAACCGCTATTAAAATTAAAGTGCTTATAATTACTACGGCTCTATCTGATTTGTTATTTCCACATTGACAATTACGGCCTTGATTACAATTTTGATTACACGGCATATCAATCTCCTAAAATTTTAATTGCCACACTTTTTCGTGTTGGCTTCCCTTGTATCGCATAGATGGTGCATCAAACCACAATGCAATCTCGCCCTCCCATTCACCATGACGCTGCTTATCACATATCAACAAGCAATCAGGTGCATTTAACTCTTCCTCTTTCGCCTTACCACTACGAATTAACTTTTCTTTTTTCTTGTTACGCCAAACAGTCATCACATTGTCTACCTGGTTAGTAATGTCAGCAGAGCCAGCTACATCCATCTTGTTAGGTGGGCTAAACTCATCCTCACCCTTACGGCTGTGAGCAATCAAATGCACATGGACATTCAAATCCCTAGCTGCTGCACAAAGCTTATCCAAAAACTCCTTTTGAGCGTTCATGTCATCAGACCTTACACCGCACTTCATTAAGCTGTCAATCACAAAATGCTGCACACCTAGCGTTTCAGCCACATAATACAAAACAGCTATAACACGCTCACCGTTTACTGTGCCTTGCTGGTCATACATATACAGCCTGTTATCTAAGAATGTAAAGTATTCACCAATAAACTTCTCTGTCGGTTTTTCTGTGCCTGTGGCCTGTCTAGTCATTCGCTGTAAGGTTGAGTATGGGTGCATCTCAAACGAAGCCACACACACCTTAAAATCCTGTTGCACGATAGAGTTGATTACTTGGCCCACTAGCTGACTCTTACCATGGCCGTTTATACCTGACCACAGACTTACCTCACCTAGACGCAACCTAAACTGGTCAAAGGTCTTTTCCCAAGGCAACTTAACGCCTTGCATCTGCTCGTCTTTGTAAAAGTAGTCTATAACCTCTGACTGATACTGACTAGCCGACTTAACATTAGCCTTGTCTTCTTCCCTGGCTTTCATAAAGCCTTCAAAGTCAACCTTTGGCAACATCATGCTTGCTCGCTTGCGTCTAGCCTCATCTAAAGCTGTTGCGCCTCTTTCTAGATTACTCATAATCAACCGCCTCTCTAATTCTTTCGTAAGCTAACTGTAAACGCTGTAAGTCAGTTTCGTCAAGCGGTTTATTTTTCTTTAGCTCAAACGCAGCTAGGAGAACGATTTGCGACTCATACTTGATAGCTTCTAAGATGTCTGTGGCGTAAAACTTCTTCTTAACTGGTGCTTTGTGATGCACCTGCTCTGGAAACAAGTCACCTATGTCAACACCTATTGCCCCAACAACATCAACAGCACTGCACCCAGCAAAGCAATGCAATAGTATGTGGCCGTCTGCTTCCTCTTTAATGGATAGGCTAGGGCTTCTGTCATCGTGAGCTGGGCAACAAGCCAAATAAGAGTTACGGCCAGTAGACTTAACTTTGTTTAAACGGCCTAATAGGTTGTTTATCATATAGCCCCCAAGAATATGTCATTAGGGTTTGGCGTCACTTCGGCTACTCGTTTAATCCAATTGAGCATAAATCTGTTGTAATCAGTTTTTTGCCTTTGACTTGGCTTTTCTTTAATCCAAGCACCAGCCTTGTCAAACTCTTTTAAAATGTCCACATACGGGAAGTCAACTTCAGCTTTCTCTAGGAACGCTTGATAATTAATCCATCCAAGGCCTAATTCATAATCAAGCTTGTTATTTGTTTTATGTTTACTGGTTAATGGTTTATGGTTAGTGGTTATTGGTTTATGGTTAGCATTAGCCTCTGATACACCCCCTGATAGCCCCCCTATAACCTCGCTATCACCACCCTTTGACCACCTTTTAGCAGCCCCACGCTTACCAGCCTCACTAAATGATTGATATTGCTCAATTTCTTTGTCTGCCCTAGGATTTATAAAGCCTTCAGTAACTACAACAAAAAATTCATCAAGCACAGTCATTAATTCTACTTGATATTCATTTAGCATTAGTAATCTAGCTAATTTTGCAATATCGCTAGTTAATGGCTTTTCGTGTAAATAGTAATAGTCTAATAATCTGCGGTAACATATATCCTCAATAGGTGACAAATGTTTTGTATGACTATAATAATCGCCAATGTTAAATTGGTAATAGTGCATTTTTTTACTCCAAAAAAAAGGGCTGCTACCTAGGTGGGACTAGCACCTAAATAACAACCCTTGACACCAGAGGCATCATTAATTGCGACCTCTAGTCCAGGCCATTAATCATACCACTACCAACAGTCTAGCACAAACTACCTTAAAAGTCCAATAACTTTTGCTTATGATTAACCAGTTGTTTATAAGTAAATAGTATTAAATAATGCTTGACAGCTTCCGAGATTGGTATAAAATACTTACATCAACAACGGAGAAACAAAATGAAATTTACCAAACAACAATTGCAAGATTTAAATTATGCTTTAATAATTGTTCGTTTAAATCAAAATACGGAAGATGACCCAGCGGACAATAAGCAATCAGTTAGAGCATATAAGTTACTAGATAAATTGTTTTCTGATTTAAACATTAAATAATGCTTGACAGGTTCCGACAACGGAATATAATAAACACATTAACAACGCACTAGGAGATAAAAATGGAATATAACGCAGATTGGTACCCAGGTTGCACAAACGACCCAGACTGGCAAGACCGTGATAATCATTACGACAACCATGATGAGCGTGTGTATGACCGTGTTACTGAAACATTACAGCTGTCAGCTAACAATGTATTTTCAATAGTGTTAGATTACGCTGACCAAACAAAAATAGCAGAAACATGTAAAGCAATGATTATTGCATACGACAATTCTGTTAATGCAAGTAAAAAAGTAAACCGTGAGCAAAGTGAGCAAGACTTTATTGTGTTTGCTAAATCATTTGCTCGTGCATGTATGACTGGTATTGAAACGGAGGCTCAAGATGACTGATTACAAAAACTACAAACCTAAAACAGACTTAACACCATGGATAGAAGGCATTTGTTTTGTTGGTGTGGTCTTATTGTCAATTTTCTTATACTTGTTATTGGTGGCCTAATATGACATTTCCTAAAAACATAGATTGGGAAGCTACAGAAGAAAAACATGAAGCTGCGTTTTGGAACTGGTGCTTAGGTGAGGGTTACCATAACGAGGATTACATCTTAGACAACTATGGCGATCTGTTTGAAAGTTTTGCAGACGGTTTTAACGAAGAGGACTTTGTATATGAGCCAGCAACAATACCAGGCTGAAGTAATGGACGAATTAATGCAACAAGAGTATAATTCCAATTTTGGAATAACAGGAGAATGTAGTGACGATTTACACAGTAGAAGAAATAGCGCAACAAATGGGCAAGTCTGGCAGATGGGTCAGGCAGCTCTGTATCAAGGGCAAGTTAAAAGCAATTAAACACGGCCATTCTTGGGTCATATTGGAGGCATGGAAATGATAACTCACCTAAACTTGGAAGACGGCGTTACCTTAGAAGTTGAATACGATTACGAGCAACCGACCTACGCTTACTTTGGCGATCTGGAAGCTTTAACAGAGCCTAAAGCAGAATCTAAAACAGTTTTATATCTAGGCGTTGATGTATTGCCATTGATCCGTGCCTTAGGCTTGTATGAAGAGCTTAACTTGATTTTGGTAGCAAACATGGAGGCAATTGACGAATGAACTATTCTGAAATCAGAAAGGTAAATGTAAATGAGCATATTGAACAGAAAAATGGGCTTAACTACCTATCATGGGCATGGGCTGTTGACCAGTTGTTACAACTTGATCCTACCGCAACATGGTCTTTTGGGGAGCCAGCAAAGTTTGGTGAAACGCTCATGGTCTTTTGCACGGTTAAAGCTTTTGGCAAAGATATGTGCGCTCAACTACCTGTCATGGATTATCGCAACAAAGCTATTGCAAATCCTGATGCAATGTTTGTCAATACAGCGATGCAACGGTGTCTTGCCAAGGCTATTGCGCTACATGGTTTGGGGCTTTATATTTATACAGGTGAGGACCTTCCTGAGGAAGACGCTACTGAAAAGCCTAAGACTTTAGAGCTTAAGCAGCCGGAGTTTAGCCAGGAAGAGATGGACATCTTGCATGAGCTGGCTGATTCGTTTACAGCGTTTGTGGCTGACAGCAAGCCTGACGAAGCTAAAACAATATGGGACTCACTAGACAATGAGCAGAAAGCTGCCTTGTGGGGACTGTTAGATAGTAAAACACGATCATCATTTAAAAAATATCAAAAAGGGAACTAACATGGCACAATATGAACAACGAGATAACAGCGGCAGTCTTTTTAAGAACAACCGCAAAGAAAAAGATACTCACCCGGACTACACCGGCAACTGCATGATCAACGGCAAAGAGATGCGTATGTCAGCCTGGTTAAAAGAAGGCAAATCAGGCAAGTTTTTTAGCTTTTCATTTAGTGAGCCGTATGTTAGCGAGCCAGTTAAAACTAACAAACCTGAAGACATTGAAAGTGACATTCCATTTTAAGAAAAGGGCGAAAGCCCTTCTAGGAGGCAATATGTTAAATATGTTACCGTATTATCCATCAGTAGGCATGATTAATGATTTAAGACTACTTTCAGCACCTCCAGAACACCTCGTAGAGGCTCGTAGAGAGGCCGTAGAGCTGTTAAAAATTAAACTTGATAGTAAGTATCGTCTGCACCCACAAAACTTCGTTAAACACATCAAAATGAGGTAGGTATGAAAATACAAATGGATTTTGAGGATAACGACAATGTGCTGCTGGATATTAGGGAGGCTTTGTTTGTTACTTTGCTTAAAGCTGAATTGACAGAAAACGAAATGTATCTTGAAACTTTTATTCATAAAGATGACCAGGCTGCATATAAAGCAAACATCAAAGCTTGCAAAGTCTTGCTAAGTTATTACACGGTGCAGGAGCAGACCTAATGGATAAACTTGATGATAGGAATGTTGATAGCTTTGGGGAATCTGTCCGCAGGATAGTGTTAAGTTTGCCAAACACGACAAGCAGTAACTTGGGCCAGTTGATTGAGAATGTGTATTTACGGTTTCAACAAGAAGCTGAACGAGATGCTAGGGAGGCTAGGAACAAATGATTATTGAGGTGAACGACATAGAAGAGCTGGTTGACGGTAGCGTAGTCTGCGAGTTATACATGGATAAAGAAGCTAAACGGTGGTTAATTGAGCGAGGCTTTAATTCTTTGATGTCAGAGGCATTAAAGAAAAACCCAGAATGGTGGACTGAAGAAGACGAAAAAAGAGTTGATGTCATAGGTCAGAACGGCCCTACAGGAGAACACTATGAGTGATGGTATGAGCGAAGCAGCATGGGACTTGGCATTAGAGCAAGTTAGGGCCACAAAAGAACGCTCTGACGGATCTTCTGCTGATTATTATAAACTCCCGAAATTGGCTGCTGAATTACAGGATTTAATTAGCGCAAAGAATATGAACGCACAGATCGGTGAGATATTTAGGGAATGTTACCGTTATGGCCAAGCGTCACATTGTGATGAAGTGCGAGGCATTAAAAAGATTTTATTTTACGCTAACGCTGAATTGAAAAGGCTGCAAAATGTTACAGACTATAATTGAGTATGTGCTGTGTTATTCAACAGCTTTTGGGCTGGGTCTAGCTTGTGGATTGTTTATTGCTTATAAAACAAGTAAGGCGTAGATTTGGTAGTTGTTACATGTAACGCAGAAAGCCGAAAAACTCGTTACTTACTACATCCTCTAATGTCGGCTTAACCGCCTATAAAGTTTATTTTTTATTGCGCTTCTAAACTATTAGTTTAGTTTTAGACTATTTATTCATTACATACATTGTAACTTCAAAACCAAAACGCATTTCTGTAGCTGCTGGTGTTGTCCACATGATAATTTCCTTTGTCTGTAATAATTCAAGAATTATTCAACACAAACTTTTTTGTATTGAACACATACATAGTAACAGAATCAAGCTTTTTACACATCGGCAGAATCATTAGTTTGATCTACGCCAAAAGATTAAACTTTTTTTTAAAAAACAGTTGACAGGTTCCGAGAATGGAATATAATGGTCACATATCGGTGATTTACAACTACTTGCTACCGATCAATTAAACGCTAAAGGAGAAACAAAATGGCTTATGTATCAAACTTAAAAAAATTAAATATCAGTGCAGCACTAAGACCTATATTCAAAAGCTACGGTGTTAAGGCTACAATCGCTCGTGGATCTAATAAATCAACCTTGGTTGTGAATATCTCTGCCGGTGACATTGATTTTGGCTCAGATTACACGCAGATCAATGTGTACCACATAGACAAAAACCATACCGGCAAAGCCAGGTTGTTTTTAAATCATGTATTAAACACCATTAAAGATGTTGGTGAGTGGTACGACGAATCTAACGCACAGATTGATTATTTCAACACTGCTTTTTATATTGACATCAATGTTGGCAAATGGAATAAACCATATGTTAATACTAAAAAAGTAAGTCTATCTAATGTGCTTGCGTTTGACGCATTGCAAGAGCTAGGCAAACTTCAAGTAGTATTTGTTAAATAAGGGGACAATGATGACTACATTAAATTTATCTATACTAAATTCTTTTGAGCTTGTTAAATACTTTAAACCATCTACAGATACTGAAGATGTTTTATACCAGGCTTTGATTGATGGCGATTATGACAAGCAAGCATTAAATAATGAGCTTGATGATTTGACCGATAAAGTCTGGAGTCTTGAAAAGAAACTTCAAGAGCTTGAGGATGATTACGAAGATCAACTTGAAAAACTAAAAGATGAGAACTTTGAGCTGGCAGAAAAAATCAAAGAACTTGAGGAGGAAAATGAAAAACACAATAACCTATAAAGATTGCGTAAAACAAAACAAGGCGCTGCTCCGTGAAGAGAAACGCCTTGCTAAGTTACCAAAAGAAGTAAATATAGATCAAATTATTTCAGACATAGCTTATGCTAAAAGCTGTGGTGTTATTGGCCCTTCTCTTTCGCCATACCTTCAAGAGAAAATCCAAGAGCGCCTAAAGCAGCGGCAGGACTTGCACCCTGACGGATAAGCTCTACTACTTTGTTCCAGTTTGCTTCACTAAAGAATTTTCTAGTTTTTTGCACATCAGGTCTAGCCAGGGCTAATTCGTTATCTCTGGCTATTTTCTGTTTAATAATATCTCTAACAGACTCTGACTCGCTAATTTTTCTAGCCACTTCTGGTGGAGCTTCTGATAAGCGATTTAATAACGCAGCAGTTGCTTCACCTGATCCTGGTGTCGTAGGTAAAATTTCACCTTCAGGACCAAGCTTACCAAGACCCGGCTCGTAAACACTTTGCCTTGTAGCCTTAAGCGCTTTAGATGGGTAAGCTGCACTTAGCTCTGCTGCCTTTTCTTTCATTACCTTATTGGTTAAGTTTGTGTTGCCACTAAAATCCATCAATGAAATACCACGACTGCTACTTGCAGGACTTAGGTTGGTACCTTTTAAAATGTTAACAATCTTTGCCATTTGCTCTTTGGTTGGTTGTTTACCTTCCAGCAAAATAGAAGACTTGCCTTTACCTGCAGTTGTACGAAGTAAGTTTGCAGCACCGGCCTCTTGTGCATCAATCAATGCTCTAAATTTCTCAGCAGCGCCTACGGCATTTAAAGTTCTAGGATCAATGTCGTGAGAACCTTTAGCAAAGTCTATTAGCACATTGGCAATGTTAACTGGGTTATGCTCCATCTCGCCGGCAGAGTTTAAGTAAGCCCCAACACCTTGTTGAGTTGGCATTTGTCTAAGGCCCATTGCAGAGTAAATTGCATCACGGTTGCCGGCACCAATAGATGACTCTGGATTTAAGTCTGGAGCTGGCACATCCCAGCGACCTTGATTTGTATAGGCCATTTTTTCTTCAGGCGTGGCTGTAAGCATTGAAGGTACATGGCCAGTGTTTGCACCAGGTATTGCTTCGTATGTTGCGCTCATTGTGTGTTTAGGGATGTAATCACCAATGGTGTTATTTGCCTCTGATACAGCTTGCTTGATGCCTTCTAATGGATTGTCAGATGCGTATTTTGCATTAAATCCACGGCCATAATAGTCTTCAGCCTTGTTAAGCACCCATGGCATTTCTTGTAAATGTGGACCAGCCCAATCAGTACGGCCACCAACACCAAGTGCGTTTGCTCTATCAACGGCCAATGCTGTTTCCGCATCCATGAATGGGTGCATAGTAGAGCTTGCACCAGCTTTCCAAGGTGCGCCAGCCGGGTCCGTATAACCCCATGACTGAGCTGCCCTAAAATCGTTAACGCCAAACAGGCCTTCGTTAGGGATTGTTGGGTCATTCTTATTGCGATACTCGCCAATCTTAAATGCTAGATTTGCCGGGCGATCTTCTGCTACAGCAGTGTCTAGGTTACGCATTGGTGCGCCACGATAGGCCATCTCAGGATCACCTAAAGCCCTAGAGTTCAAATGTTTAAGGGCAAAACCAAGTTCATTCTCTGGTGATACGCCGGCACTGTACACAGCGTGTTGCTCTAAAGAGCGTGGCAATTGGTAAGGCTCGTTTGATGCAGCTTGTGCAGCCTTGGCCCGGTCGTACCATGTACCAACCCTTGATGGATCGTCAGAGGCAGCAATAGCATTTGCGGCATTGTCAAACTGCGTATCAAATCCTGATCGCATAGCACCAAGCGCTTGAGGTGAATCTACTGTCCTCGGAGCGCCTACATAACCACCGCTTGATGTTGGCTTTAAGTGTTTGCCGGCAGCAGCCTGGCGCAACACTTCTGCCTCGCCTTCTGTATCTTGCAAAGTCCTAAAATAATCTGGAGATAACTTTTCTCCACGCTCTACTGTTTTTGCTACTTTTTCTGTGCTTGCTTGTTTTAATACTTTTTTAGCAGCTTTAGCTTCCCTGGCAGCCTTAGACCCAAAAGTGTCTAAAAGCATTTGGTCCGCTTGGCTTAGATTTGTGGTGTCTACATTTTCTAACATTTTAGCCATTGCTTTGGCTTTAGATTTTGGAAGAGCTGACAATGCCATGCCGGTGTCAAACATATAGTTCTCAGCCATACGGCCAACTTCTGGCGCAACTGCTTTAGCACCTGCTTTGACGGCAGAGGCTGCTGGTCCAGCTAACGGCAATAGGTTTAACGGATCGCCAAGCATAGCACCGGCAGTTTGCGTCCTAGAATCTCCCAATGACCAATCTTGATAATCTTCTGGCGCTTGCGATAATGTATGCCCTTCTGGAGCGTTATATGTGGCCCCTGGGGATAACTTTTGGACAAATGGATCTTCAGAGGCAGCATCTAACCCGGCACGAATTAAATCACCAACTACTCCACCACTACGCAATGTGCTGTAAGCGCTATTACCAATTTGCCTTAATTGCTTTTTCATGCCACCGGTAATATCTAAATCGGCTAATGGGTTTGCTTTGTAATTAGCACCATAGTCTACATTAGAGTTTTTAAGCAAGGCTTTTGCATAAGCTTTATTTTTATCTGTCATAACGATACCTATTTCAATGTTGGGGCTATTTTGTAATCCATCAGCAATTTGGCACGATCCATAATTTGCTGCAGGTCTTTAGCATCAGAGCCAATGTAGCGGCCATACTTGTTATTTGTTGCGTCCATGTTAGCTTCGGCTTCAGGTTGCCCAGGCTCAATAAACTCATGAAACGCACCCATTGCAGTAGGTAACGCATTACCGTATTTTTTAGCAGCCATGCCGGACCAAACTAAATGCCTAAATGCGTCAGCAGCACCATTATGCTCTGTGTCTTTGCCATAGCGTTTGATGGCCTCTTGCTCTGCTAGGGATTTAGCATCAATCCAGCCTGGTACAGGTTGCCCTGCAAAGTTAGTTTCGCCAAGCAATGCTTTAGCTAGTTTTTTACGGTCTGCCATTAGCGCCTTTCTAATTCCAATATATATTTACCAAGCTTTGCTGTGTCCTCTTTACTTAGACACATACCGCCATCAATCTTTTGGATGTTGAGGGTCGGTTTGAGGGGATATGGCTTTGGCATGGTAGTCGTGCAAGCTATCAAAGTGCTGCTCAAACCAATCAGCAGGAGCTGCCTCAATTTGCTCACTCTCTTGTTGCACATCTTTCTGCTCCCTTTTAGCTGCCCACCCTTGGTATAGAGCAAGCAGCCGATCTATGATTGCCAATAGGTATTTCATTTGTCTGCTGTAAACACGCCTAAAGCGCCTATAACGCTTAAACCAAGTGCAACAATAGCTTCACCTTGCTCTGGTGATAAAGTCAAGCCTACGGCTGTTAAAAGGGCTACTAAACCCCTCCATGTAGATGATTCTTTGCCACGAGCCAATAAAAATGCTTTCATAACTACTCCTTAAAGGGTTTGTAAGATGGTTTGCCGTTTATAAAAGTGGCTGTTAAGAATTGCTGACGCATTTTAGGGTCAAACGATACATGAACCCATGTGCCTTCCTCAATTACCTGATCTACTTTAATGCCTGACTTAAATAATGCTTTTACTACATCAATAGGTTTGCCAAATTTAGCACAAGTAAAGTCAGCAGCTAGACCGTCCATGTGAGCAGAGTTTACTGAACCGCCTATTTTGCGATTAAGTTCCATGCAACGAAAGGCAGAGCTGATCCGTAATGGATGGCCTAAAAATGTGCGTATTTTCTCAAGGTTGTCAGCTAGTGTTTTTAAATTGTTTTTAACTGCTTGGGATGGGTTGTTGTTAATGCCACTGCGAACTGCTGTTTGTGAGAAGGTTAGCTCCTCAAGCGTAAAATGCTCGCTCAACTTCATTTAAGGTTTTCCAGCTTGTAGATTAGGCTCAAGAATTCACCTATTATTTCGTCCACAATGTTCTGTAACGCAGAGTCATCTTTAGGTATGCACTTGTAACGATTCTTCTCAACATAGGCTAGTTTCTCAGCTATGCAATAGATAGGCTCTTTATACTTTTCTTCTTCGGTCAGTATAGGTATCTCTTTAATGATGCCATGACGGCCTTGGTAGGCTTCTGTTAGCTTGTCAGCCAAACCTGCTATGTCCTCATAGAAGTGGCCTAATGCTTTGTGTTGAGAATAACTTTTAGTGCGTAAATGTTCTCTGTGTGCTACATCACGAGCTAAAAACAATGTTGCTATAAATTCACCTATCATTTCATTAAATCCTTTAAAAATAACATTGGTTTTAAGGCTTCAGATTGCTCCATTGTAGGAATTCCTCCAGTTTTATCTCCAGACAGTATTCTAGCCATCATAGTGGCTTTTCTATACTGTGGGTCAGCATTAGCGTATGCACCAAGTCCAGAAAGATTTTGCTCTTGTTCTCTAGTTAAACTTACATTTGGCACACCATTTTTATTCATGTATAAACGAGCAGCCTCATTAACATGAACAGCAGATTTTTCTTGTGGGGATAATTTTGAGTATGGATTTAAAACTACATACTGGTCTTCAGTAGCCATGCCACCTACTTGTGGATTAGATTTGAAATACTGGTCTTCACCAGGATATAAATCCCTTGTTCTTTTAAAAAAATCTAATGGGTCAGCCATTATATCTCATCCTCAATATCAATAATTCCAATTAAATCTTCATCGTATACATTACACTCATGGCAGACATGAAAGTCTATGTCAGCATCGTCTATCTCATAAGGCTCACCGCAACACTCACATAGCTTAATCTGTTTCATATTTTACCTACAAAAAAAGCCCCGAAGGGCTAGGCATACTTACTCTTAAGATATTTAAGTGTTAGTGGCAATTCGTCAAAACGGCCATCCTCTACATCGTATAGCATATAGCACCCACGAAAGTGATTGTTACCTTGAGCGCCTAAATAGTCCTCATTATGCTCGTAGCATGACCCACAGATAATGGCTGTCATCTCTTGGCCATTAGCTTTCATAGCGTAAGAGATTTGTCTACCTTGTTGATGACCAGCAAAGCAGCTCATGTGCTTTTTAGACAATAGTGCTGCACTAGAGCCAATAGGCCTGCCCATAGCACCCGATGTAAAGTAGTGAGCGTAAGCTATACCGTCAATGACGATAACCTGTAAGAATGGGATAACTTCCCAATCTTGGTAAGGCAAGTCATCAATGGAGATAAGGCCGTCTAGCTTTCTATCCTCATTAATGGCACGATTAATACGGTCTTCATGGTTGCCTAGGGTTAAAACCATACGAGGCTTGTATTGTTTGTGTTTAAAACTTTTGGCTTGTTTGTTGTAGTCATATATAGGCTGTAGAAGGGCATCCATAGCCTCTCTAGCAGCCCAAATATCTTTTTGGTAGCTACGACCTTCAAATGACTTTTTGCCCACATCATAAGAAGAAAGGGACTCCATATCAGCGAAGTCCCCTATACATATAATTACATCAGGCTTTTTGTCTACAAGGTATTTACCTATGCAGGTTAGGAATGTAAAATCATTGCCATCTTTAGCCTGGACATCAGGCAACACGAAGTGTGTCTTAGTGGGTTTTGTCAGGAAGCTCATAATATAGTTGTAAGTCCTCATCAGAGAAAAGCACTACGCAAGTGCCATCCTCTGTATACATTACAAACTCATCGTTGTCAATACCCACCTCTTCAATTCTTTGACCAACTAACTTGTCAAATAATGCCTCTAATTTTTGTTGTTGATTCATCTGCGTGATTCTAATATATCAAACAACTTGCTAATCATATCTTTAAGTTCTTTAATATCTTGACGGTAATCGTCTTTAGAAACATAATCTTTAGGGAGTTCTTCACGAAGCTTTGCTAAATCAGCTTTTAGTTCTTGTGAGGCTGTCCACAACATACGAAGAATCCAACCAAAAACTGACCCTGCTGTCATTATGACAATATTTAATATGCCTTGATCCATAATATGACTTAAAATCCTTTTGTAATTTATCAATATTTTTATATTAAATTACAAATTATCTTGTAATTACTATTGCATCTTCATTTATATTTAGACTTGTTATAATTCCAGTAAATGAATCTATAAACTCGCCTTCTTTTAATTCTCCATAACCTTTAATAACATCTAATTTTTCTTCTTCTGTTTTGTCTTTAATAACCCAAACATCAACTACCATATTTCCATCAAATTCGTAATAACATTCAGCCTTTTGAAATGGATATATATTTCTAGGAATAGGTTTTCTAGTAAATTCTTTTATTTCTTCTGGAAGATTAATTCCATCAAATTCTGGATATAAATATTTAACGGATTCAAACAACATAGGATGATCAATAATTACCCCATCAATTACTTTAATGTACAATTTATTCATTATTTTTCCTATACATTAGCTGTGTTTGTATTTGGGTAAGTGCGACCAGAACCCCATATAATTCTAACCGCTCCACCACCGCCAGCTTGAAAATATCCTGGGTCTGCTGGATGACCTGCCCCAACTACTACAGTATATCCAGTTCCTGGAGTTACAGGTATTGAGTTTGTAGAATACCTTAAGCCACCACCGCCACCACCTCTAGCAGTTGGTCCGCAAGCACCACCAGCGCCACCACCATACAAACCGCCACTTCCATCAGTTCGCCCAGTTTCACCTCCACTAGCAGCAGCACCGCCAGTTGCACCGCCAGCTCCACCACTGCCTCCGCCACCGCCACCACCAGACCCACCTAAAATTCCTACACCGCCACCTCCACCGTAAGAGTATATCCCTTGCGAGCCAGTTCCTCCAGCAGATGTATATCCGCCAGCTCCACCGCCACCACCGTTTTGTATGCTACCGCCATTTCCGCCATTTCCACCACCAGCAGCGTATGTCCCACCGCCAGTTCCTCCAGTAATAGACGCAGCTCCACCGCCACCATAAATAGTTCCAGTAGAAATAAAATATGAATTTCCACCAGCGCCACCATGACATGGGCCACCAGCACCACCACCTACACACAATACAGAAACGCTAGTTACTCCAGATGGACATACCCAAGTGTATGTACCTGCCGTAGTGTACGCAGCTTGTCCTTGAACATTTACTGCTGCTCCATAAAAATTACCTATACTAATAGCGCCTGATGTAGGAACATTTGGGGCAGTATCTGTAGTTTTTACATAAGCCCCTCCTTTATAATATTCACTTAAACTAATTGGATTTGATCCTCCAAATTCAGTTTGAATATTTGCCAATGTTATTGGCCCTGATGATGGTAAAGCCATAATATATTATTCCTTAAACTGTGCCATAAGCAGTTATATCGCCAATTACTATAAAATTTCCTGATGAATCTAATGATCCTACATTTGTTCCATTGTAATTAAAATATAAAGTTGTTCCTGTTGGAGTTATATTCCAACCACCTGCGTTTGCAATGGCGGTAGCTATTGTTGATGAGTATGATGGGTTAAGTAGTTGAAACTGAGTTCCATCATACATAACTTCATAAGCTGTATTTGCAACAATATCACCTGCTACAATAGCCGTAGCACCAAATTTTGTAATTGCTTTAGCACTAATAGAGTTGATGTTAAGTGTAGCAACACCTGTATTTGTATTAGCAGCAATAAATGTAAATCTTTGGCCAGCAACATAGGCAGTCATACCTACAGCGCCTACAGCCGTAATAGTGTCTGTTCCTGATACGCTTGTAAGGTAAGTTATTACTCCATCTTGAACTTGACCAGCACAGGCATACATAGTTCTTACAGTGGCATTGCCTACATTAGTATGAGCAAATGTACCCATAGGAAGGTTTGCAGAAGGCGTTGTTTGCCCGTCAGAAGCTACAGACCCTGTAATGGCTGTTGCCATATCATTTAATGTTGTGTTAGCCCATGTTGATGAAATTGTAGTCCCTGTCGTAACAGGATTACCTGCTGGCAGGTTGTATGTGCCTGAACCGTTGCGTGCCATTTATTGCTCCTCTTGATTTGATAGCAGTCTTGCTAATGTTGCTGCTGTTTGGTTTAATGGCAATTCGCCTATTGCGGCCTTGGCATACGGAGCAGCTTTACCTGCAACCCTAGCAGTGGCCCCTGCACCTTTGGCCATGTTACCAACCATGCGAGGTGATTGTAAGGCTACCAATGGAAGCATTTTTGCTGAAACAAGACCTTTTAATATGGCAGGTAGGTGTCCAAGTGTTGATGCCCCGGCCATAATGCCTTCACCTTCCAATAAACCTTTAGCTAATTTATTTTGTGGCAAATATGTGCCTAAATCAACACCGGCTTGTGTTGCAAGTTTAATTTGCTCTGGTAAGTTTAATTTAGAAAAATCTTCAAATGATGGGAATTTAGTTCCTGCGGCTTTAGCTGCGTTCCATAAACCCCAAGCACCTTTTTCACTAGCATTATAATGTTCTGCTGTAGATGCTATGTCGTGAGGTAAACCTAATTGCCGGGCATAGTTATAAACCATGCGTGACTCAGGCATAATTGGTATTTCTTTGCCGGCAGCCAATCTC